GCCAAGGCACCTTCCGGAGTTTTCCAGTTCGCGAATCCGTGGCCCGCGCCCGGATGGATGCGCGACAATTTTCGAAAAGGACTCGACTGGTTCGAGAAAGGTTTCGGCGGAGACGGGCTCGCAGACTTGACGATTGAGGAAGCGCGTGCAATCGCTGGAGGGAATCTCGTTTCGCCTGACAAGGCTCAGAGGATGGCAGCATGGTTCGCGCGGCATATGGGCGATCTGGACGGCGTCGAGGGAGACGAATCGAATCCGACCCCCGGTATGGTTGCGCATGCGCTTTGGGGTGGGTGGCCTAAGTCGGACTCGGAGCGTGCGATGGCGTGGGCCGAAGCGAAATACGCGGAGCACGAGAAAACTTTGGAGGACAATAAAATGGACCTAGAACGAAATGAAAAACAGGCTCAGGAGCCAGTGCTGGAGCAGGCTTCGGAACCAGTGGCGGCTTTGATTGAAGAGCCAGTGTTGCCTGATTTCCATGCGATGCTTGCAAAAGCTGGCGTTGAACTGAGCGAAGCACAGGCGCACATCGGCATCCTAAAAGTTGAGGTCGAGGCTGCACGAGTTGACCTTGAGGCAGCACGCGCCGAAGTTAACGCGCTGAAAGCCGAACTCGAATCCGAGAAAGCAAAAACGCTTGAATCAGAGCAGCGGTTGAACGCAAAGGCCGCTGAAATCGTTGCCCGTGCAGGGCACCCTCCAATCGCTCTTGGAGCGAAAAGCGAGCCTTCTGAGGCTCCTAAAAAAGATCTTCTGAAGCAGTACAATGAACTGTGCGAGAAGGGCAGCGCGTCCGAAAGGATTGCGTTCGTCAGGCAGCACCGTAACGAGCTTTTCGTTGCGGCGAAATCCACCAAGTAACCCAAAATAAAAATCCCATATGGCAAACACCATTACTGGCATCAATGACGATGTCATTTCGCAGGGGGTGCTCGACGGTTTCGTCGCTGCCCTCCTTCCTCTGCAGGCGTTCAGCACCAGCTTCAACGCTGATGCTGTAAAAAAAGGCGACAAAGTGTCGATCCCTCGGATCGGCGCTCAGTCGGTAGCTGTCGCAAAAGTCACAGGCGCGGACTACGTCATTCAGGACAACACGTCCGACGCGGTCGAAATCAGCCTTGGGCAGCCCGTATACGTTTCCGGGGCTTTGGACGACGTCGAAGTTGCATCTTCGAGCGTTCTCAATCTCGAGATGTACGGGAAACAGAAGGGCTTCCAGCTCGGGAAGAAAGTCGTGCAGGACATCCTCGCGAATGTGACTCTAGCCAACTTCGGCGCGGCAGCATTCACCGGCGCTGCAACCGCTTTCGACGTCGACAGCGTCATCACTCTGGCGCAGGTGTGCGATACCGCAGACATGCCCGAGGAAATGCGTTCTCTGGTCTTGAAAGAGACCTACTACGCGAACCTCCTGAAGGATCAGACCGTTACCGTGCTTCAGGCATACGGCACCAACGATCCTTTGCACAATAACAAGCTCCCACGCTTGGCAGGGTTTGACGTGTACAAGAGCACGATCATTCCCGCCAACGGCCAAAACCTTGTTGGGTTCGCTGTGCATCCTTCCGCGCTCGCGGTTGCCATCCGCTACCTCGCTCCGCAGGAGGGCCACGGATACACCCGCGCAGAAGCCCTTACGGATCCGGCTACCGGCATCACGATCGGCGTGCGCGAATGGTACGACGAAGATTCCGGCCAGAAAAAGAAGGTGTGGGAATGCGTCTACGGTTCCGTTGTCGGCATCGGCGCAGGCATCAAGCGCATCGTCTCCGCCTAAACTTAAAAAGCCATGGCAAATTTCGCTTACGTTTTGGGCGTCTGCAGTGGTTCGGCTCAGGCCATCGGGCAACCGACAGACTTGAGCAGCGCCAAAAAGCGGTTTGCATCAATCGTGTTGGATGGCGGCGTGTCGGAAGGCACTCCATTCGACGAAGTTTGGTTGGTCGACACTGTGCAGGGGCGGTTGCGGCGCAAGGCGTTCTGCCATGCTCCCGCGCCAGAACCAGCGCCGAAAAAAGCCAAGGCTTAAAAAGGCAGTAGCTAAATTGAAACGGGGGAGCATCGGGCAACTGGTGCTCCCCCTTTTCGCAAAAATCAAATCACATGGGAGAGTTTTACGATTTACTGCAAAGTGGTTTTTCCGAAGTCGCGAATGAGTGCGGGAGCACAATCACTCGAAACTCTCTCTCCGCTCAATGCGTTCTCACTCCGTTTGCAGAAACTCTGGCAATGCAGACCAGCGGGTTCTTCGGGGATTTCAGTTTAACAATTGAGATGCTTCGGACGGAATGCAACCGTCTCGGGATCGTTGTCCGCTCAACCGCTCAACTGGATGGGAAATGGGTCCGCGTTACTCAGTTGGACGACGACCCGGACGATCCGTGTGTGCGGCTAATGCTCAAGGAAGAGCAACCTCCAGCAGTTCCGCGATGAGTCTTCAAATCAACGTCGACACGGTTGGCTTTAAGAAGCTTTGCGATGACCTTGCGAAGATGTCAGGCAAAAGCTTTGAGGATGTTGTGAAAACTCAGGCCGGATCTGTGCTCAAGCGCGTGATGGGCAAGACGAAGGCGGCGGATCGTGCGAAACTTAATTCGCGGGCGCGGCAGGTTGCGAATATGGAAAAAGGCTTTTTTCCGTTGAGGGACGGAACCGCGATTATCATTGGGACGCGTACAGGGAAAAAGTTTTGGAAGGATTATGCAACCAAAACAGGAAAGCCGACGATTTACCCAATAATTCCGGAACGGCGTTGGTCGGATGTTCGGTGGGCGCGATATACTTCAGCGAATAACCGCATCGCTTTGAAACTGAAGGACTGGAGCAAAAAAATTCTAGGGGCGCGCGGCTTCTCGAAACAGACTTGGCTAAATATCGCAAAAGAGTTCGGAGTTGAGTACATCCTCAAAGCGCCTGCATACGTCCAGAAAGCCAAGTCGACATCAAAGAAAATTTACAGGAATACGGAAGGCACCGAACACTTCACCATGCGAGACGCCTATGTTGTAATGAAGCAACGCTACAAGAATCTGACGGAGAACGGCTTTGCGTCTGTAATCCTTCAGGCCGCAATCAAAGCCCGCGTGAAGGCCTTTATGAAAGACGTGGACGCTAAGGTCTTTGAGGATGCAAAGAAGCGGGCGACGCGTTATCCCGGCGTGTTTGTCAAACCACCTAAATGATATGAGCGCACCAGACTTACAAACACTGTTTAAGGTAGAAGACGCAATCGAATCAGCATGGCAGAACGTACTCGAAGCCGATGGGTTGACGGCATTTAAGAGCCGGGATGTTGACGTTTTGACAATTCCGCGTGTGGACGTGCAAGCGGTGCTCGGAGGAGCAACCGGGCATCGCGGGCAATATGCCGCAGGGCTTTTTACTTTAGACGCGTGGAGCGGAACGCTTACAGCGCAGGTCAAGACAAAGCGCGTAGAGGATCAACCTGACATCCATTCCGACTGGGTTGCTGACGTGCGCCTTGCGGCGCAATATTTTCAAGACCGATTCAATGCGACGGTGCTTCCATATCACACGCTCACAATGATTCAGGAGAGCGGCACTGAAAGATCAATTGGTGAGGAGGATGAAACCGACGTTTCCACGATCCAATTTGATTTCATCGTATCGATACGAACGAACGCTTGGCCTAGTTGACACGGCCTAAAACATCATGCCAGATCCAGCAGGAACCAAAAACGACGGCGGCTTAGTATTCGGCTCACAGGTCGTCACAATCGACTCTGTCGCATACGTTGCCGAAAACATTTCCATCGATGCTCCATCCACGATCATCGAACAAAAGGACGAATACGGTGTCCCAAGCGGTCAGGTGATCGTTGAGGGGTTCGTTACCGGAACCGCAACCCTCCAGCTTGCAAGCAGCGCAACGGCGTTGCCTGCAATCGGCGACGCATTCCAAATCACGACCGTTGGCGGCGTGGCAGTTTATTTTCTGATTTCTCAGGTCGGACAGAGCTTCTCGCAAGACGCAGAGACCAAGGTCAACGTCTCGTTCAGGAAACGCATCAACACACCGGCACCTTAATCGGGCCGGAGGATTCGCATGAACCTCCGAGACATTCCCGGCTTTAAGGAAGCGGTTGAGCAGGAGCAGTCCGCAAGGTCTTCCGTCCTTTTGGGCATCGGGCGGGAGGTTTGCGGGATTGAGTGCAGGCCGTTTACGGTCCGCGACTTAATCAACCTGCAGGCGATTAAGTCGCCGTTTGTCTCGGGTGGTTTTATCTCGCGGATGGATTGCATGCGGTTCCTTATTTTGCAGTCTGTATCGCATCGGCAACCAAAGGCGGGGTGGTTGGAGCGCATGCTTCTGAAGCGCAGAAATTCGGCAGTTTTGCGCCGTGTGCGCAGAGCTTCAACGGAGAGTATGATTGGCGAAATAAATGGGTTTCTTGACGATGCATTTATGGACGCGCCTGCATCAAGCGGAGCCGCAGATTCCAGCGCTCCAATCGCTTCAAGTGCTGCTGTCATGGTTGACGCGATTGCCTCAGAGTATAGTTGGCCAATCTCTGAAATTTTGAATCTGGAAATTGCATTTGTGTTTCAGCTTTTCCGTTTGCGACATGTTGCACGCGGCGGCAATCGAGCTGCGCTAATCAATCGCAAGTCGAGCAAAGTGGTCGGTGAGTATCTCCGAAAACTGAATGAGGAGGTTGCGGCATGAGCACGACAGTGATAGCGAAACTCGGAGTCGACACGGCTTCGATGGATGTTGGTCTTGCGCAGGCAAAGGGTAAAATGGATCGTGCTGCGCGTGATATGCAGCAGTCTGCATCCAAGGCTGGATCAAGTGCTGGTGGGATTTTCTCCGGAGCAATCGGCAAGCTCGCATCGGTTGGCGCAAGTTTGTTTGCGGTCGATAAACTGGCAGGGTTTGCAAAGGGCTTAATGGATGCGGCTGGAAGCGTCGCGGACATGAGCGACAACCTAGGCGTCACGGTTGAGCAACTGCAGAGGCTTAAAGGCGCGTTCGGTGAGTCTGGAGTGAGTGGAGAGAAATTCGGGAAAGCGATTGAAACGCTAAACTCAAACATAGAAGAGGCGAAGGGTGGCAGCGAATCAGCCATCGCTGATTTTGAGGCGCTCGGAGTCACACTGGACGATCTGCGGAATATGTCGCCGGACGAGGTGCTCTTGAAAATCGCAGATGCTACAAAAGAAATGAGTTCTGCGGCAGAAAAAACCGTCAAACTCTCTGCGGTATTTGGTAAGGCTGGAAAGTCAATGGTTGGCGCAATGTCGCAAGGCTCGGATGGCATTTCAGAAACAAGCGACAAAATACAGGTGATGTCCGAGGAGACAGTTAAGGCTTTGGATGAGGCGAGCGATGGAATTGACCGCTTTTGGGAAAACGTAAAATCGAAATCCGCAAACGGGCTTGCGGCATGGTTTAAAGGCGTGCAGTTCACGGTTGGAAAAATGGGGTTTGGTGAGCAGATTCAAAATCCGATGGCAGAGGCGCAGGCCGTTGGCCCTGCAAAAGAGGTTGTGGCAGCCGAAAAAGCGGACAATCGCCGCGCAGAAAACCAACGACTTTTCGAGCAGGAAATATCGAAATTCAAAAAGGATCGAGAGAAGGAGGCCGAACAGACTGTGCTTGAAGTGCATCGGCGTAGAAAAAATGCCGAGGAAGAATT